TACAGGGTGGCCTTGAGCGTCGAGCTCTGCTTCACGGCGAGGTCACCTGTCGTCCCGCCATTCGTGATGTAGAAGTAGTCCCCCTCCTCCATGTTCGTCGTTGCCAGGGTCACGTCCCGGTCCGTCCCGTCGGCGTTGAGGATCTGGCTTCTCTCGGACGTGGAGGAAATCGACTTGTTTCCCGTCAGGGTCTCCACGTTCACGAGGTTCGAGACACCGATCGGGCCGCCGATGACATCCGTGCGCCAGACGGAGATCGCGGTGATCGCTCCCCCGGACGTCGTGACCGTCCCGAGCCTGGCGTAGTTCGCCGTCCAGCCCGCCTGGTTGATCTGAATCGCGTTCGCGGCGTCGACCTCCACGTAGTTCGTCGAGTCGTCGACGACGGAGATGTCCGTCCCGCCGGCGTACTGCCCGTTCACCTCGCCAATCTTCCAGTTGAAGGCGGCGATGTCGATCTTGAGGGCGGTGAGCGATGCGGCGGTGCGGACCCGTCCGCGGTCGGACCCGTACGCGAACAGGTCGTCGATCTCCTGGTTGAGGTCCTGCAGGCGGGCTGCGGCGACGTCGTCGTTGACGGACCAGTCGGATGAGTTGAGGCGCGGCATGTCAGGAAATGGTGATGGAACAATTGACCGTGAGCGACTGGGCCGCCCCGAGCGTCAGATTTTGCGCGACGCGCGAGAGCAGGTAGCCGCTGTTGGCAGTGGCGGAGGCATCCACGAAGATCCCGGACTCCAGGTACGTGTTCCCCCCGACCGTGGCCGAGGAGAAGAAGACGTCCAGGTACGCGACATTGAGGTACGCGCTGCGCTCGGTGAACGTCGACCGGAGCGTCTCGGTTTCGAGCTGCGTGTCAGAGTTCGCCGGGGCGGTGGCCCCCGTGCCGAGGGCGAAGTAGTTCGCCTTGAAGGTGGGGGTTACGGTCGTACCGGAGACGAGCGTCGCCAGGGAGTTCCGCAGGACGGACGGGACGACGTTGTGGCAGCTGGATTGCCGGAGGCCGGTGAGGAGCTCCGGGCACGCGCGAATGGCCTTGACCCATTCCTTCGCCGCCCACGTCCCTGCCCGCAGCGAGGAGAGCCACTTCGCCCTGTGCACGCGTGAAAGGATCGGATGGACCGCCGCGAGCGCTTCGATGATCTCGTTCTCCGTCGCGACGACGAAGCGGTAGTTGTCAGGCTCTGCGATGTTTTCGCGCACGTTGAGCTTCATGTTGCCTGCGAGAAGGATGCGATCGCCGGGAGCGTTGCCGTCTCGGTCGTCGCCGGGGTGAGTATAACATCCGTCAGCCTCGCCGTCCCGGCCGCCCGGTAGAGGGAGATCTCGAGCGAAATCCACGCGGTCGACGCGTTCGTCGTGAACATGGAGGAACGCTTCGTGAAGTCGTGCGCAGCCGTAACTCCCGAGAAGACCGTGTTCGTCGCGAGCGCGGATCCGCCCTCGATTGCGGCCCACTCCTTCACGACGAGCTTGAATCCTCCGCCGGTCCCGACGCTCGTGAGGGCCGCCTGGACCTCCGTCCATGCGGCGGCGGTGTAGAGGACGGAAGGGGCCGCGGCGATGCGGATGATGCTTTTCACGGTGAGGTCCTTCCCGTCCCCTCCGACGGCCGTCGTGAGGCGGAGCTCCGCGTTATTGTTGTGCCGGCTCGTCGCGAACTGCGCCGTTCCGGTCTCTCCGCCCGTGAAGACGGCGTACCACTGCCGGCCGGAGTCTATTTTCCCGTCGGCGGAGATGGATCCGGAGAGGCCCACGAAGTCGAAGACCTTCTTCACGCGGAGCGTCGCATTGACTGTCTTGTTCTTCGCCGTCAGCGCGATCGCCGGCGTCAGGGTGATGATCTCGTCGTCGTTGAGGATCGTGTCGACGAGCTCCGTGGGGTTGATCGAAAACTTCGAGGACCTGCGGAGGAGCATCTGGATCAGCTCGATCAGGCCGAACAGGGAGCTGCTCGCCGTGATCTCGTACGAGAACCTGCTCCCGTGGATCTGCGAGATGCGCACAGACTGGATCAGGAAGCTGTCGTTGACCCCCCTGCTCGCATCGGCAATCGGGATCGACTGCCCGGCGCGGAGGCCATCCGTCCTGGTCCTGAATGTGGCCGTCGTGATGGCGTTCGCGTACTGCGAAAGCTCCCCGCGCCCGCGGATCCTGGCGTCGTCGTAGGAGGCTAGTGACGCATCCGAGATGGGCTCCCCGTCGTAGATCCCGTCTCCGCCGGTCAGCACCTTCATGGCCGCGATCGATGTCGGGCTGGTCACGGAGACGCGGATCGGCTTGTAGGGGTAGTACGTGAAGACCACGGCCTGCCCGGCGGTCGGAGTGGATCCCGTAGCGGTTTTGCGGATGACCTTCTCCTGGAAGTTCCAGATCCAGTCCACGGCGGACTCGAGCACGAACCCCTCCACGCCGATCGTCTGCGGGACCCCGGCGACGGTCATCGTGAGGGTGTCCGGCTTGTAGTCCAGTGTGAAGGACGTCTGCGAGCCGTCCGCGGAGAACGTCTGCGTGTAGAGCGAGTCGTCCGGAGCCTCCCCGCCGATCACGATCTGCCGGTTCTTGAGCTTCGAGATGTCCGGATCCACGTGGAGGTCCGAGTAGTTCTCGCTCGAATCCGTGATGGACCAGGGCGCCGGCGTCGTGGTCGCGGAGAACAGATAGATGTCCCGCTCGTAGTCGATGTACCAGAACAGGGAAGACTTCTTCGCGATGTCCTCCGTGATCGCTGAGGGCTTCATGTACGGGACCCGCACGTCGGGGAACTTCACGTCCCCGCGCGCGGTTCCCTGGAGCGTGAAGCTGCCGGTGGTGGCCGTCACGTTGTCGAAGTTGAGCTCGGTGATCGCGCCGCCGCAGACTACCTCCAGCTGCAGCCACGCGATCGTCGAGATGTCGGGGGACCCGGCGGACGAGTCGTACTCGGAGAGGACGACCGACTCGTAGTTCCAGCAGTCCTCGAAGGCGGACCCGACGTTCGGCACGTTCCACTCGAAGTAATTCGACGCGTCCGTGCCGGCGCGGATCTTCATGCTCGTGATGCACTCCCCTTCCCCGGCCTTGACCTTGTACCAGAATCGGATGTTATCGTACGCCGTGAGGTCCTGCGAGGTGATCGTCTTCGTCCACTTCGCGGCACCGGCCCCGGTCGTCGTGGTCGTCTGCGATGCCGATCCGATGATCCGATCCGCCGTGTCGTCCGCCATCGCCCCGGCGACGCCGGACTCGGTCCAGGCGGCATCGAGCGTCTCGAGCGTGGCCGACGAGTCCGTCGCGCAGAAGAAATACACGATCCGCCCGATGATCTCCCGGGGGTACATGTTCTCAAACTGCTGCGCCACCGTCTTCCGGTCGTAGAGGTTCGACCAGTCGACGAGCCGCACCTTGTACTCCAGCTTCCCGGACATCCCCACCTCCTCGTCGGGACGGCTCTGGCACACGCCGGCGAATATCAGCCTGCCGCAAACAGAGGTCGCCCGGATGACGTTCGCCGTGAGGTTCGTCGTCAGCGTGACAGTCCTTGCGGCGTGGTCCACGGATGCGACCACGTGCTTCTTCTCGTTCGCGGTCCTGGCATTGACGACGATCTCGTCCCCGGCCGCCCACTTCCCGGCGTCCTGGTACGTGTCCTCCACATAGAGGACATCGGTTCCGGAGGCGGAGTCCTTGGCAAGCTCGAGGGCGTCGTACACGTATACCGGCTTCCCCTGCTCGATCTCCTGGTCGACGAGGGAGAACGAAGCCGTAGGTTTGCGGCTCGACATCTGCTCCGTGATCTTGAGCGTCCCCTGGCGGAGCGCGGAGGAAACGGCCGTCGTGTCGTCGAAGATCCCTATCACAGCGCTGCATTGGGGATGTGCGGGACGAGCATGCGGACGAGCTGGTCGCCGATCTTCTCTGCGAAACGCTCGTCGTCGCCGAAGAAACTGTTCCCGGTGATCTGGATCGTGATGCCCCCGAGGCCTGCGGCGCGCCCGCCGCGCAGCGGGACGACCGCCTCGTCGTACCTCCCCTCCCCGATGTTCGCGATGATCCCCCCCGGCCGGTGCGCGACGATCGCCCCGTCCGCCAGGGTCGGGATCTGCCCGAGGTTGAATCCCCTCTTTCCGAGGCCGAGCGCCGCTCCGAGGGTCCCGGACATCCCGTTGAGCGCCGAAATGAAGGCGTTCATCTTCTTGATGATCCAGTTCATCGCATCGACGAAGGTGTCCTTCACGCCGTTCCACACGGAGGACGCGAGGCCCTGGATTCCCTCCATGACGACGGACCACGCCCCGCCGATGAGATCCATTCCGACCTGCGCGACCTCTTTCAGCCCTTCCCAGGCCAGGCCCCAGTCCAGGGTCAAGATCCCGGTCGCGATCTTGAAAATGCCGATGATCGTGTCCAGGGAGGTCTTGAAGAAGATCTTCAGGGCCGTCCAGACCACGGTGGCGACGTCCCGAATCCCGTACATGTTCGAGCTCCACGCGTACCCGACGAGCTGGAAGAAGGCCACGAGCTGCCCGATCCAGAGCGACATGTTCGTCACGAAGTTCTCGAAGTACGGCGAGAGCTCGTCGATGACCGCCATGACCGTGTCCCGGATCCCCCACCAGTTGCCCGTCCAGGCCTCATAGATCATGTACGCCACGGCCGCGATGGCCCCGCCGACGATGATGTACGGGGCGAGTGCCACGAGGCCGGCGGCAGCGGCGGTAACGACCCCCCACAGGGAGATCCCCCAGGCGATGAACGCCGGGACTAGGGCGCCGGCGACCATCCCCGCGATGATGGGGAGGTACGGCTGGATGGCCTGGAACCCCGCCTGCAGCAGGTTGAACACCCCGGCGACCCCCCCCATCGAGTCGAGCCATTGGTTGACCGCGAAAAGCCCCTGCGAGGCCCACATAATGATCGGAGTCCCGACCTCCTCCATGAAGTTCCCGATCTGCACCGAGAGGATCGCCCACTGCCCGGCGAGGGTCTGCGTGAACGCCTCCGACTGTCCCTTCACCTTCTCCTGGAGCT